CCACTAACTCCTCGAAAAAATAGCCGCTCAAAACGCCCTTTAGAATGTCCACTATCTCTAAAACCTCTTTGCGGCCCTGGTACGCGCTCCAAATGTGGATATCGAGGCTCCAGGCATGTTCGCTTTCATCGAGTAGCCGCCCTGGTAGGGCTTGCATGGCTCCCAGCACTATGTAAGGCGACGCCTGTTCATGCGGCAATGCATCAAAAACGCCCGTCACTTTCGCCATAAGCTCGCTCGAGGCGGTCAACGTGTCATATATACCCTGGAACGTGCTTATATATGCCATTTATACCGCCTCCATCGCCCGCAAAAGGGCCTCTTCTAGCTCTGCCATAGTTTCTTTTTCTCTTGCTCTCGCTGCTGGAAACAGAAACGGCTTTGCTTGCGCATGTTTTGTTCCGAACTCCACAAAAGGCGCATAAAAAACATCCTCGCCGCCTACTTTCCCGCCTGCATACACCCGGGCCTCCAGCTTTTTCTTTGATACAGAGTACCGCACGCTGCGCTGTAGGGCCCCCGTCTCAACCGGGCATCGCCGGCGGGCATCGTCTCTTATTTCTATCGCCGCCTCCCGCAAGACTTGCGCAACTTCCCTTTTTGCCTCTTTTGGCGCATTGCGCAACTCTTTTAAAACATCGTCCAAGCCCTCAACGTGAATTTCAATCGCCATTTACCCCACCTCCGGCCGGCATTCCATGATACAAAACCGCCGTCGGTCATCATATCGAACGCCCAAAACCCGCAAAAACTCGCCTTGCCACTCAACTATGTCGCCCGCCTTTGGCCCCCCTGATATGAACCGTATCGTGATTGTGTGTGTTCTCATTTCTACATCCTGCCCGGCCACTTGCTGGTATGCAGAGGCCTGCGTTTCCACCTTTGCCCAGGCGCTTATTAGCTCATTGCGCGTTTTTGTATACCCGCCCATGCCATCCGGCGCCATGCTGTCGCGATACACCGTTATTTTTTCCCTCAGCTCGCCTATTCTCATATCGGCCACACCCTCCACGGGTCCAAAAGGGCATCCACACACCGCGGCACCTGCTGCAATCGCTCCGGTGATACGTCTTCCCTGTTTTCGTACCAATGCCCAATCAGCAGCAGAATTGCATGTTTTATGTCCGCCGGGATTGCGGCCGGGTCAGCATAACCCGCCTGAAACTCTATTTTTACTCCGCCAATATCGGCCAAAGTAACGGCCGGCGGCTCATAATATAGGCGCCCGGGCCATCTTTCCGCGTCCACTGTGTAGTCTCCCGCATCGATTATGTGCGTGACGCCGTCCTGGTCCGTATAGGAAAATGAGGTCACGGCGATTAGAGGCGGCTTGGGTATGTCCACCGGGAACGCGGGCCATCTGTCCATTGCCCACACCCAAGTTTGCGCCGGGATTGCTATATTTGCGTATCGCTCCACATGCGCGCGGGCAACGCTGATGAGGGCCGTAATGTATGTGTCATCATCGGCATGTGTCACCCGCAAATGCGCCTTTGCTTCGTCTAGTGTCACCGGCTCAAACGTTGGCGCGGTCTTTAGATGTAGGCCCATTTTTCGCCACCTCCTTTATTTCTTTCTCTTTTTCCCACGCGTCACCGCTTTTTTAGGCGGATTTATAACGGCCGTCTCAATTTCCACGGCCTCGAGGGCCTCGGCTGCGCCTGCCTTCAGAAACTGCATTGCTATGGCCTGCGGGATTTCGTACTCTTTCCCTGCTTGAAAAATGCCCCATGGCCCTGACGCTGTTTTCTTCATCTTTACCCGCATTGCCTCACCTCCAAAAATAAGGGCCAGGAAACCCCGGCCCTACTCTCGTATCATGCTACCTTATGAAGTGGCCAACTGAATTCTCGCGAAGGCCTCGCCCAAAACAGGCTGACCGTCGGCGTACATTCTGCCAATAAACCCAACCTGTGAATTTGCGGCGAACAGCTCATTTAGTCTCTGGATTTCAATATCCTGCAACTCGGCTATCCAGTAATAACTGAAGTCGCCCAAGATACCTACATAAGCCCCGGCGCTCATGGTGTTTGGCGCGTATTCGCTCTCATATACAGGCAACCCAGACAAGGTGTCGGGCTGTCCCGCTACAAGCCCGGGCCTCCATAGATACTGTCCGTCGTTGTCCTTTAGCTTGGCCACTTCCTTCAAAATGTCGCGGTGGAATATCCAGGCGGCATTTCTCCTGTAGCCCTCTTTGAGTGCGTACTTTGCGGCAATAATGCTGTCTGCGGATATGGCCGTAGTGGTGTTTCCATCGGTTACGTCTCTCGTGGTGGGCACACCGTTATTGTCCGCCACGAAAACACCCAGAGGCTTAGAACTGCCATCGCCGTTCAATAGCGCATTCTCTAGAGTGACGCCAAACTTGTAGGCTAGGCGGTCTCTCACTATCTGCTCGGCTGGTATTGCGGAAACCTTGAGCAGCTTCATGGAAACCTTGACCAACTTAGATAGCATTTCGGGCTTCAAAGTGCGCGAACCAAACGCAAGCGACGTGTCCGCGGTTATATTACCCACCTCAGAGGTCCAATCTGCGTCCGATACGTCCGTGTCAATACTCACGGCGCCCAAGCTGTCGGACGTGGTTAAAGTCCATACACGGGCAAGCCTTCTCACAAAAGTGACATTGTCAATGGCCTGTATAAGGTCCTGTGCAAACTCTTGAGGCGCAACCAAATATCCACCCTCTGCTCCGCTGGTGGTGGCCAGGTCGCGTAACTCTTGGGTAATTATGCCCCTGGTCAAATAGTCCCTAAATGCGGTCATAATCACGTCTCTTTTCTCTTTTTGTGGCTCTCTGCTTGCCCTTATGGGCTCATTTGCCCTCTGCTCTAGCTCCTGCTCTAACCTTTTAGCCTCCTCGAGGCGCTTGGCCCTCTTGGCTAGCTCCTCCATTTCGGCCATCATGCGCTGGTACTGCTGCTCCTCCTCGGCCGAAAGGTCCCTATTCTCGGCCTCTGCCCTATCGATAAGTGCCTTAGCCTGCTCCCATATATTTGCTCTCTTTTCCAGTAACTCTTTAACACCCATTGTTACATAACCTCCCTGATAAAGTTTAATTCTGCTCTTAACCTTTTTAGCTTTAGCCTCCGGGCTATTTCTGCCCTTCTTTCTGCCTCTTCCCGCTCTTTTTTCGCCCTGATTTCCTCGAGGGCATCAAACACCGACCTTGCAACTTGAACTTCCGTTGCGGGGTATGCGGGATATGTCACCGGCGAAACGTCATAAAGCCGGCCCACCTTCACAATTCGGCGAACTGGTACATCCCCGCTGTCGTCCCACTCTTCTATTCCGCCGTCCATCGAAAATGCAAAACTCGACTGGTCCACATCACCCCTCTTGACTAACTCAACCAGGTCTCGCCCCGCTTGTGTCTTCATGTTCGGCGTAAATTCATATCTAAGGCCCTTGTCGTCTTCCCACACGCTCAAGGTCCCATTTTTTGTACGGGCCACGATTTGTGACGGGTCATGATTGAAAAGGGCCCTTATGTCTGACGCTTTCAACGCTTCATCGAAGGCGCCGGGCAAAATGACCTCTCGGAAACCCCCCAAGTCCTCTGACATTGCATGGAACACCGCGGCATAACCGGATATAACAGGCTCGGCGTCATCTGCTCTAAACTCAATTTCGGTGTGAAAAAACCGGCGTTCCACGTTTCCACTAATCGGCACTGCCACCCCCTCCTTTCTCTTGTGTTGCTGCCGTAATAGGCATCATGTTGCCGTTGATTAGATAATCATCTCCGCCCTGCTCTGCTGGTATCGGGTTTAAATTCTCCATTTCCCTGATGTCGTTTGCACTTAGCCAACCGTCATTGCGGCCTATGTGATAGTATTCTGCCCTTGTTTTTGCATCGCCGCGCAATAGCCCTGCTAAGATAAACTCGGCAAAATATGTTTTCTTTTCGCTCTTTCTGAACAACTGCCGCCTTACCTGCTGCTCCCAATTCACCACGCGCGGCCTTATACAGTCCTGGACAAACTCCATGCTCTGATGCTCGATGTTTGAAAGCGTCGCCCTGTCCAGGGCCCCTATCTTATGCAGCGGAACACCAAAAAACCGGGCCACTTCTTCAACCTGATATTTGCGCGTCTCCAGGAACTGTGCATTGTCGTTTTGAATTGTTAGTTGGTGGAACTTTAACCCCTGCTCCAAAAATAGAATTCTATGGCGTCGCCCCAAGCCCTCATATTTGCTCCTGAAGTCTTCCTTGAATTTTTGCATTGCCTCCACGGAAAGCCTCCCAGGCATTTCGACGATGCCAGAGGCAACCGCCCCATTTGCGAAAAACTCGGCCCCGTATTCTTCCGTGGCCAGGGCCAGGCCGATTATCTCGCGCGCATATTGCAAGGGCTTATAACCTACCACGCCATCACCCAGGCCCCTAATATGGAACATTTCCTCGGGCATGACGCGGGCCGTCCCACCACCGGGCAACGATATTTCATACCCGGCTAAATAGCCGGCGTCATTTTTGAGCGGCTTCACATACGGCGTAGGAATAGGCCAAAGCTCCACCACCCGGCCCGCCCGGTCATAAACGATATTTGCGTATGCATTGCCATAAAGCTCTAGCTGCACCTGCATAACTTTTCTGAAGTCAAAGGCCGTCATTTCGGGGTTAGGTTCATATTGGAGGATGTCATAAAGGTAATGGTCCCGCGCCCGCTCTTTTCCTCGAGGCTGTAGCCGCCTGTAGACCGGGAAAGGCAAAGAGGCAATAGTGTTGCTGATAAGATTTATGCATGCAAACGCCGCCGAAACCCGCAAAATGTCATCTTCAGAAACGTTTAGCCCGGTCGCTGATTGTCCGCCGCTAAAAAACTTCACAAGCCAATCGGCGGGATTTTCCAAAGTTGACTTGTTCCTGCGAAAGGGCCGCAATACAATGGCCTTTAACCTTTCAAACACATCACCACCCCCTTATAAAACAAAAATGCCTCGCTCCTCATATACGCTTTCCTCCTGCTCCTTTAGTTGCATTTGCTGATATGCTGCAATTGCAATAATTAGGGCCACCGCCGGGTCTATGCGCTCTGTTGCCTTGTTCTTGACCGGCCTTATATTGTCGTTCGGATCGTTCTGAATGACCACGTTATTAACGGCCCATCTTAAGACCGGGTTCCCCCCATGCCTCAATTTCCCGTCCATGACTAGCTTTTCAAGCTCCTTGCATGCCGGTGACAATGTTCGGAACCCCTGCCGTATCGGCATAACAGACATACCGTCCTCTTGCTCTAGCTGTAGGGCTAACTGTGTGGCATTCCATTCGTCATAGCCGATTATTTTTAGCCCCGGATATTGCGCCTTTATGTCGTTTATCGTCTTACGGATAAATGCGTAGTCCACTACATTGCCCGGCGTCGGCGTTATCCACCCATCCCGGGCCCATTGTGAAAAGGGCACCTTGTCTCGGCGTTCCCTAACGTCCATGTTCTCTTGGGGTATCCATGACCACACCTTCACGCCGCCGGTCTTAGGGCAGAACAGAGCGGCCGCGGTGATATCTGTTGTGCTTGAAAGGTCGAGGCCCAGGTAACACGGCTCATTTTCCGGAAACTCCGGCGCCGCGTCGCATGCATCCCATTTGGCCATATCCAACCATCGTGTTTCTGTTGAGGTCCAAATGTTTAACCGATATCGCTTGAATGCGTTTTGCTTTCTCGGGCTTTCTTTCGCGGCCCTGAAGTCCGCCTTGAAACTCTCCCAGGATATCGTTATGCCCAGGCTTGGGTTTACCCTTTTCCAAACTTCCGGGTCCTCCCAATCGTCCTTAAGCTCATCAGCACATAGAACGAACGGGAAAAACGTATCGTCCTCAATTGTTCCGTCCGCAACTTTTACCGCGTATTCGTGCTGTTCATAGCAAATACTGTTTTTATCCGTCCCCGCCGTTGTAATGGCGATTAAAAGCGGCTGCCGCCTTGCCGCGCCTCCATAAGCTAGTGTGTCCCATAGGTCCCTTGTTTTCTGCGCGTGCAGCTCATCGAACAGTAACCCATGTATATTTAGGCCCTCTTTTGTGTACGCGTCGGCTGATAAAACCTTGTAGAAACTGTTAGTCGCCTCATACGTGATAACCTTTTGTGACGGGATGTTTTTAAGCCGTTTCCTCAATGGTGGCGATGACTTCATCATGGCCGCCGCCTCGTTGTAGACGATAGACGCCTGTGCTCTGTCGGCTGCCGCACTGTATATCTCCGCGCCCGGTTCGTTATCTTTCGTGAGTAGATACAGCGCCAGGCCCGCGCATAACGTTGATTTCCCGTTTTTCTTGGGAATTTCGATATATGCTGTCCGAAACCTTCTAAACCCATCGGGCCGTTTCCACCCAAACAAGGGCTTTATTATGCCCTCTTCCTGCCATGGCAGCAAATAAAACGGCTGCCCGGCCCATTGCCCCTTAGAATGCCGCAAAAACCGCGGGAAAAATTGAGCAACCCTGTTTGCGGCTGCCTCGTCAAAATAACACCCATGCAAAACCGCCCGTTCGTCCGCCTCGCTTTTGATCCATTGCGCCCAACCCTGTTTTTTAGCCTCCCTCAAGCGCGCCTTTAGTTTAGATGCTTTAGCCATATCGCCTGCACCGCCCTAAAAGTCATCGAAAC